ATAGAGCCATAGTACTTCCGATGCCTGCCAACTATACAGTCAGAACCAATGTGGATTATGAAGATACTACTAATGGTGATTTATCTCAAATTGGTGATGCCATATCTGCTCTTGGTTCGTGGAAAGGTGCTGCCAGTTTGGTCGGTGGAGCTCTGACTGGTGCGGCCGCGGCCATGGGTTCTGGTGTAATAAATGCTTTGAAATCAAAATATAATGTAGATGGTAAAAATGGTTCAGCCGACATGCAAAGAAAGTTGTTAGCCAGCGCCAGAATTGCCACAAATCCGAAGAAGGAAATATTGTTTAAAGAAATTGATTTTAGAAAATTTAATTTTGAATACATTCTTTCTCCCAAGAATGCCATGGAATCTGCCACAATACAAGAAATAATCAGAACATTGAGATATTACTCTCTGCCAGAACTAATCCCCGGTAAATTTTTCTATACCTTCCCGGGTGAATTTGAAATCGCCTTAATGAAGGGTTCCACAGAAAATCCAGCTATGCCAAGAATCGGAACGTGTGTACTGGAGAGTGTTGATATTAATTTTAGTAGTGGTGGAGCCGGCTGGGGAAATTTACCAGATGGTATGACGACCGAAGTTTCAATGTCATTACAGTTCAAAGAACTAGAAATGATTGATAGAAATAGAGTCTGGAATAAAGAATCTGTGATCACATCGGGATACTAATATGACATATTTTGCAAAATTTCCGTATACAACTTTTGAGTTTGCAGGCACTCAGTCAGTTGTTAAAGACATTCTACGCCGAGCCCGATTCATTTCCGAATATGCACCCTACTCAGATCTTTTTGAAGCATATGAAATAAGTAACGGTGAGACAGTTCAGTCAATAGCCAATACATACTATGGTGCAGCAACATATCATTGGATTATCATGATTTTTAATGAGATTCATGATCTGGAAACGGAATGGCCCCGAGATAATTACCAATTAGATGTTTATTGCCAAGACAAATATGGTGATGATAAAAATTCAATTATGGTGTGGACCGATCCAGATGGTAATGTGGTGGGTGAAGTAAAAACATTTGTGAAGGATTTAACATGGATCCCACCAAATAATCCAGGAGTTCCGGGTAATACTTATTATACACCAATGACTTTCGAGGAATATGAAACAAAACTTAATGATAAAAAACGTATCATTAAAATTATGCGGCCAGAACTATTGGGTGAATTTGTGCAGCAATTCCGTGATAAACTAAATGGCTGAAAATAAAACAACAATCACCTCTCCGGGTGAGATAAACGTAAAGCGTTTTGAACTTAGATCTACAAATGGTAAGATTTTTAATCTTGAAGCCGTTGGTATGGATTTGACATTATATGAGGATGTATTCTCAAACACAATGTCTGGTTACTTGCTTGTATCCGATTCTCTTGACTTGATCAATACACTTCCAATTATAGGTGAAGAAATTCTATATATTGATCTTCAGACACCGACATTAGAAAAAAGCATCACCAAAGAATTTTATGTGTATAAGCTAACTACTTTACACCAAAAGAAACGGGCATCTACGTATATGCTTCATTTTTGTTCACTTGAACTAATTAGTTCACTGAACCAAAAAATCTCAAAGTCATTTAAAGGTAATATTTCGGATATCGTCAAAAGCATTTTTACTGATAAACGTTTTATTGGTTCGGAAAGAAATGTCATATATGACACAACAAGTAATGATTATTCTTTCATCGCCCCATTTTGGTCTCCACTGCAGACAATTAACTGGCTTACTACGAAGAGTTTAAATACTAGAGGTGTTTCAAATTTCTTATTCTTTGAAAACAACAAAGAGTTTGAATATGTTTCAATTGATTCATTAATTTCTATGCCCACAGTAAGAGATTATGTTCTATCCGATGTAAACTCACTCACCGCTGTTGGTGATGATATGGACAAGAGATATTCATTCGTTGAACTGGTAGATATGCCCGTGACTTTTGATTATATGAGAAATAGTTCAGCTGGTATGTATGGTGGCATACTTTATACATATGATTTGACTACAAAAAAGATTAAAAAGACCGAATATGATTATCTAACTAATTTTGATAAGTCAAGTCATACTAATAAAGTACCTCTGAAATCTAGAAATCTTTTTAATAATAATAGATCTAACATAGATTTTGCCGAACAGAACGATTATCTCACAGGTCAATTTAAATCTCAAAAACTTCATGATACAATGCTTCAAAGAAGTTCACTACTTGAACAGATCCGTGCTTTTAAGTTCAACATCAGAGTTTTTGGTAGAACCGACATAAAGGTAGGTCAAACTATTACTTATACCGCTCCTAAGCAGAGAGAAATCGCTCAGGATGAAATTCAAACGAATTCTACATCTGAATATTTTACTGGTAAATATTTGATTACGGCGATTCGACACCAAATTATACGAGGCCAACATTTTATGGAAATGGAAATAGTTTCCGATTCATTTGTTAAAGACATTTCACTATGAACAATTTTTATCTAGGCATCGTAGAGGATAGAATATCCGATCCACTCAAGCTCGGTCGGGTCAAGGTCAGAGTTTTTGGAGTACATACTGAATCTACTACTGATATTCCAACCGCAGACTTGCCGTGGGCTATACCTTTGATGCCCGCCGGATCTGCATCTCTTTCGGGTATAGGTGATGCTGTTCCTCAATATGTAGAGGGTTCTACTGTATTTTTATTCTTTCAAGATGGAGAATCAAAACAGCAGCCGATTATTTTGGGTTCACTTGCTGGTATACCGATAAACAAAAATCCTTTATCAAACGTAACAGAGGAAGTTTCTTCTAATATCGTAGCACCTAAATCTAAAGTTCTTGAATCTGCCGCCGGCACACTTACAGATTCTTCTGGTCAAGCAGTTGTTGATTCTTCTGGTACTCCAGTTATTGCCGGCACTTCTAATCTTGTTCCACCTCTAGATATTACGTCCATGGTTGATAAATTTGGAGACAATGTTACTCTGGTATATCAAACATTACTTAACTTTGGTATTAAAGACCCATATGCGTTGATTGGTATTCTATCCAATGTTGCCAAAGAGTGCTCATATAAAGTTACCCGCGAGAGTCTAAAATATACATCAGTCTCACGTCTAAAGGAAAGATTTCCGTCTAAGTTTGATTCTTTACCAGAGTCCACAATTGCTACATATCTTGGAGACGAGCAGAAAGTTGCAAATTTTGTATATGCAAACAGATACGGTAATGGTGCTACGGAATCTGGAGATGGTTATAACTTTCGGGGTGGTGGTTTTATTCAACTTACATTTAAGAATAACTATAGAGATGTTGGTTCGAAAATCGGCCTAGATCTTGTATCCAAACCATCTCAGATCTCTGATACAAAAGTTGCCGCAAAAGCTTGTGCGCAATTCTTTATAAATGCATATGGTGGTAGAGGTCGACTAAGTTTTTCAAGTTTAGAAGAAGCACTTGTTTCAATTACTAGAAAAGTTAACGCCGGCGGCTTCTCAAGAGACTATCCAAAAGTAGTAACTTATTCTAAACTTTGTAAAATTATAGATGATACCTCCGTCATAAGCAAACAAGCAACAGAAGAAATAGCTAAACCCAATAACCCAGAGAATGATGTTAATACTTCTGCAACCAAAGAACAGATTGACACCGGAATAGCATCGAAAAACAAACCTATAGGGGGCGGCACCGGCTTTAAAGATCCATCGGGCAAATACCCATTATCTGCACTGCTAAACGAACAAGATATCTCGCGTTTAGCAAGACGTAATACAGTTGGTACTTCAATTGAGATTAGAAATAATAAACGACTTATGGGTATCAAAAATATTGCTGGTACCACATTCGATGAACCGGCACCTGCATACAATTCACAATATCCTTATAACAAGGTTCACACAACGGAGTCTGGTCACACTATAGAATTTGATGATACGCCAGGTAACGAGCGCATAAGTCAATTCCATGCTGCTGGGACATACACAGAAATTGATAAGTACGGTAATACCATAAACAAGATTGTTGGTGACAATTACTCAATCACTGAGCGTAACGGCTATATATACATCGACGGCACGGCGCGTATCTCTGTTGGTTCTGATGTAAAGTTATATGTGGCCGGCAACATGAATGTAGAGGTAGATGGTGATCTTAATTATAATATAGGTGGTTCGGTTAACTGGAAAGTTGGTGGAAATCTAATACAGGGAGTTGGTGGTCAAAATTCTATGAAATCTGGTGGGTCTACCGATATAGATTCTTCCACTATCAATCTAAATTCTGGTTCATCTGTATCTAATCCCACATCGGTTCGTACGGCCTCGGTAACAGATTATCCAAAAAGAATACCAGAAAATTTCCTAGGTGCAGAAACAATTGTGTTCGATGATGCCGATGAGGCTACTGTAGTAGCTAATGAAAAAGCACAAGTAAAATCTGGTACAATCACCCAAGAGGAACTTGATAAAGGTGCAACCGCAAAGCCTATTGCTAAAGATGAAGAACCCCCAGTAGTAAAAGAACCTGTAGTATCAAGTTCGTGTGCAATGTTTGAAAACAAGGAAGATCTTCCAGACACCACTCAGATATCTAAGTACTTTACTATTGGTATGCTTTCATCGAAAGCCGTTGTATCTCATTATAAGATTAAAGCACAACACGGTCTTACTAAGGCACAGATTGCATGCAATCTTAAAAACCTGGCTGAGAATTGTTTAGATATCATCAAGGCACATTATTCAAACATGAAGGTTACCTCTGCGTTCCGTGGTGATTCTGGTTCTACCTCTCAGCACGAATTGGGTATGGCAGCTGATATGCAATTTGATGGTGTCACTAAAGCGGACTATTATGATATAGCAGTCTGGATTAAGAATAACGTAATATGCGATCAATTGCTGCTTGAGTATAAAACAACCGGTACCGGTCTTCCATGGATTCATATTTCATATAATTCAGCTGGTTGTAGATCTCAGGTAATGACTTTTATGAATAATAAGTAAAAAATTTGCTTCTGGGCTTCAGAAGTTAGAGGGATGATATGGCAACACTAACAAGAAATTCAAGAGATTATATAGATGTAGACTTTAAGTTTACTAAACATCCGGAATCTTATAATTTATCCATTAAAAAGAACATTAATGCCGTTAAGCAGTCGATCATAAACTTACTTTTACTCAAGGAAGGTGATAAACCTTTCCACCCGGAGATAAAATCTCCCATTTTCGATAATTTGTTCGAACTTAATTCGGTAGTAGAAAAGATCATACTTGAATCCGAAATACTTAAGTACATCAATGCTTATGAACCACGTGTATTGGTAAATTCAGTAACGGTAACAACCGATTCACCAAATACTATAACATGTACAGTTATCGGACAAATCATCAATCTACAACAGCAATTCGAGATAAATATACTCGTAGATCGTATGAGATAAGTATTAAATAAATCAACAAAGAAACAAAACTATGGCCACAAATCCTCTAACTGATCTAGATTTTGATCAGATTAAAACCGCTATCATAGATTATATTAAGAACTCGGATACGACGTTCACGGATTATAATTTTGAAGGTTCTGCTCTAAACTCAATCATTGACATTCTTGCATATAATACTCACACAAATGCGTATTATGCAAATATGTTGCATTCCGAAAGTTTTTTGGATACTGCACAAAAAAGAGGTTCTGTTGTTTCTAAAGCCAAGGAACTTGGATATACTCCAAAATCCGTTACTGCTTCAAATGCTTTTGTCAACATAAACACCAGTGAATATAGTGAACAGAACACAGTATTGTATATACCCAGAGGTGCTGTTTTTAATTCATCAAATGATTCTGGTTCATATCAATTTCTTGCTAAAAAAGATTATTATTCAAAACCGTCTGGATCAATTCACATTTTTGAAAATGTAAATCTTGTGTCTGGTGTTTATTTATCAAACATGTTTGTAGTTGATACAACTACAAACATTAGATCTTTGTTTCAAATTCCAAATCTAAATGTAGATACCACCACTTTAAGAGTTTATGTTAAAGAATCACTAAATTCTATAGAAAAAGTAGAATATAAATTAGCATCAGATATTACTACTGTGGATAGATTATCGGACGTTTATTATCTACAAGAATCTTATACAGGCCATTTTGAAATTTATTTTGGATCTAACATTATAGGTAAATCTCCCGTTGATGGCAACGTAATCGAAATTGATTATTTTTCTTCGGAAAAACCAGATTTACCTAATGGATGTAGATTTTTTTCTGCCGGCTTTACACTAAGTGGAGCAACCATAGAATCTATTGATACCACACAGGTAGCTTTTGGTGGGTCTTATAAGGATTCACTAGATGTAATTAAACATAATGCATTAAACAATAATGTATTTAAAAATCGTGCAGTATCAGCTATGGATTATACAACATTGTTGATTTCTAAATTCCCGTACATTAAGTCTGTAAATGTTTGGGGTGGTGAAGATAATGTACCTCCAATTTTTGGTAAAGTTTTTCTATCTTTACAACCCACAACAGGATTTACTATATCCGATGCCACAAAAAAATCTGAAATTTTACCTGTGGTTAAGAAATATTCACTTGTTACAATTACTCCTGAATTCGTAGATCCAATATATACTTTTTTAGATTTTGAAACGAATTGTAAATTTTACAAAGATAGAACAACCAATTCTGCTGCAGATTTAGAAAGTAGTATTAGATATAATATTAATCAATATGTTGCTAGTATTTCATCTTTTAATTCCGAATATACAAATTCTCAACTGCAGAGAAAATGTCTAGATATTGATACAGCAATAAGTTCGGTTGATATTAATTTCTATGTTAGCTATAATATTGTACCTTTGATTAATGTTACAGTAGCTTCAAGTTACAACTTTTTTAATGAATTAGTAGATGGATCTATTAAATCATCTAGTTTTTATATCCTGCACAATGGAGAAACTATATTAGTTTCCATAAAACAAATACCTGATTCTTATTTAGATCAAACCAAATTCATATCAAAATTGGGTGCATATAATCTAAATAACCAATTGATATTGGAGTTAGGTACTGTGAATCTAAAGCTTGGTGTTTTTAATTTTAAGATAAATGTTCGTGGTTTTGCTAATAATTCTATTAGGATTATTAAAATGAAAGCAAAAACTAAATTTCAAAATATTATAACAAGAAATAATCAAATTTTAGCTATTGATCTAAATTTAAAAGACAGTATAAGTGGTATTTCGGATAATAATATCATTAATGTAGAAGAATATACAAAATAATGTCAAACTATAAGAATTCATATTCCGCCGAATATCCTCTTTTTGAATCTTTTTTAAATCTATATTACAAATTTATAGAACAGCGTGAGAGAGCCGTCGGAATAGTACAATATCATTCTCAAGAAAATGATATTGATTTAACTTTAGATAAACACATAAACGAATTTTACAATGTTTATGCTAGAAATTTTTCTAGAAATCCAGCATATGATAAAAGAAATCTTATAAAAATACTAAATAGTATATATGAATCTAAAGGTACAGAAGATTCAATTAGATTATTGTTTAGATTGATGTATGATGAGGATATCAATATTACATATCCTATAGATTCGGTGTTAAAACTTTCGGATGGTCGCTGGCTAAAAGAACAATATTTCACTGTATATAAACTTTCAGGTGAATTTCCATCCGTTAATGCTAGAATCGTTTTTAATAATAACATTGGTGATTTTTCCTTAGTAACAACCGATGTGGAAATATTAGATTCTGATACTGCTAGAATTAAATTTTCTTCTAATAATAAAATTACTTTATCTATAAACCAAATTGTATACCATAATGATGGTACCAATACATATTTTGTGGGTAAGGTTCTTTATTCCCCAGATAAACTAAAAATCCATATTCCGGGCAAGAATTGGCAAGTAGGTAAAGTTATTAGCATACCCGGTGCGGTTAAAGATACAACCGCCGTAATATCTAAAGTCGGAGATTATGGTAAAATACTTGAGTTAGATATTGTTGAATATGGAATAGGTCACCAAGAAAATCAAGTAGCGGTAGTTTCGCCATATGCGAGAACCCCAGGTGAAATAGCAACGAATATGACCTTTGTTGCTGGATATACGTTCCCAAAAATAAATCTTTTGACATATTCCGAAGATTTTAGTAATTCTATATGGTCTTCTTCTACAATGATTAGAGAAGATGTAAATATTGCACAATTGTATGGGCCTTTTGGAACCGATTTTGCCACCAAAGCAATAGAAACATCAAATCTTACAGCACATAATGTATATCAACAGCTGGCAACTACATCAACGGCTGGTACTTATACTATTTCTTTTTACGTTAAAAAATCTACCCGAAATTGGGCTTACATACAAATATTAGTAGATAATAATGTAAATAGATATACCGGTGTTTTTGATCTAGATACAGGGGAACTTACAGCTACATCAACTACCGGTACTTTAAGTATTTACGAAGTTGGATCAGAAGATATTGGTGGTGGCTGGTGGAAATTGTGGGCCCGTGCCAATCATACTTCTGGTAAAATCGGACTTGCAGTTGGTACTTCCGATTCTGCAGTTCCAAATTTTAATGCCTCTAGTTTACCTGCATTTACTGGTGATATTAATCATAGTTTGTACATTTTTGGTGCTCAGATAATTTCTGGTGATATTTTTTATGGTTATGCAAAAACCACATCTGCGATAACCAATGTGAATCCAATTGGATTCACAGGTCAGCTTTATAAGAAATACACATTAGAAATTTTAGATCATACTGAAACAACAACCGATGCCACATCTGGTTCAATTTACCCAATAGGAATTAAGTTAACCAATCTTTTTGATTTTTCTGAAGAATTTTCATCATCTTTCTGGTTAAAGTCTGGGATAACTTTAATACAAAATTTATCTGCACCACCAAAAATAGCAGCTGCTTCACCAGTTTCTGTATATGCAGATAAATTTTTAGAAACAGCATTTAATTATAGTCATGAATGCTACAGTCAGTTAGAAGTTACGACAGGCCAACAATATACACTTTCTTTCTATTGCAAATCAGCTGAAAGATCTAAAGTATTAATTTCACTGTGTGAAAATTCTTTAAGCGAGGGTGTTTACGCATATTTTGATCTTTATTTGGGTACTGTAATATCCACACATAATGTTGGTCTTCATACTGGCGGCTTATCAAAAATTTCCAAAATAGGTCTTGGATGGTATAGATGTTCAATAACACTAACAGCTGCGTCCACAGGCACCTATTTCCCTTCGATAAGAATAAGAAAAACTGTAGATACAAATGATTACATCGGAACCGCTAATTCCGGTTTATATGTTTGGGGTGCCCAATTAGAGGATGGAAATTTTCCGGGCATTTATGTTTCTACTTCTGGCATACCGAAAAATCGATTTGTTAAAACTGGTTATTCTGGTGAAACTTACTTCATATCGGATTATATAGATGACACAACTCCATATTTAGCATCTAGTGTTATAACAGTTGGTACCAATTTTACACCATCATTAAAAGTTGGTATAGATGCCGATGCTTTAGGCTGGAATGAATCTAAAGCAATTTTAGTATATGGTCATTCGCCATTAGTAGATATTAAAGGAAAATATACAGAAGATGTTGGACTTTTATCTAATCGTTCTATCAAACTTCAGGATTCATATTTTTACCAGGCATTTTCATATCTAATAGAAAGTAAACAAGATCCAAAAGTTTATAAAATGATGGCCGATGTTTTTCACCCCGCCGGCACAAAAAGATTTTCTGCTTTTGTTAAACAGATAGATGAGCCATTAGTTTATGCTTATTCTAGAGCTATGTTGATTGATACTTTAGTTTTTAGGGAAAAAATTCTTCCACCAACCGATAGTTGGGCTAAAGTAACTATAAAAGAATTTATAACAGATACTGTACCTTCATCTATAGTAATTAATTATAAGAAACTAGATAAAGTTTTAGCAGATCCAATAGCTACTCCAGCCGATAGTTGGCCAAAACTATTCATCAAGGAAAAGACCGGAGCCGAAAA